ATCCTCTGTTCTTTTTTCCCTTAGTTCTCTTTCAAGTTGATATTGTTCGAATAGAGTAGGAGCTCCGACTTTAATAATAAAACTATCTAGCGTAAAAACGGTGCTTTCGGGTATATTTATTTGTAATGCTCTTTCTTTAAAAGTAGCCAAATTAATTTTATACTCTACCCCGTCTAGTTCTGTGCTATATTCTGTTCCATAACCGTTAATACGGTACTGCAGTAAAATTGATAAACTATCGATAGTCGTAAGCTGATTAAGAATTTCTTTCTCGGTACAATTTTCAGTAATAATACTATATGCTGCCGCTACAAAACGAGATTGAAAAATAGGATTATCTACCGCGGCTTTCAGTATAAGCTTTTGCTGGCCTGTAGTTATACTTTTAAACTTTACTTCTCTTTTTAAACTAGGTACATATAAAGAAATAGTATTTTCTTTATTAATTGCATCTAAAACTGAAAATACGCTATTAATATCATTCATAAAAACATTTAGATTTCAACCCCTGTTTGTCAACTATCCGTTTAAATTAAACTGAGATTCGGTAAAGCTACCTATAGTGCTTTTAGCAGGCATTTCACTATTAGATTGTTGGTTTTCTTGCAAGTATAAAGACCAGTATAAGTACAACTCCGCTGGTGCTAATTTATCTAAATAATCTCCTTGAAAGTTTAATTTTGAAATTAAATTGTAGTTAAGTTTATAAAAATTATTCAAATCATCAGTAAAGAGTAATTTATTAATATGCAAAAGAGTACGAATATCTGTTGAGAGTGGTATGTCGACTGCCGGGATCTTACTGAACGGAGATTCTATATAAAGCAATTTATTTCGAGTTAAAGTTAGTTCAGTATCGTAAAGGTTTTTAATAATTTTATTGTTAATATCAGCTGGTAAATTTTCAATTAATTTGCAACGTTCTTCGAAATTAATCTCGTTAAATTTTAAAATCTTACCCTCAACATTTATTTGATCCACGCTTGATGCTAACTGGTATATATACAAATTTTCAATATTCTCAGTTAGAAAATACTTTTCGTCTCTTGCTTTTACTATAGAATGGTTAACCTCTATATTCTTATAGGTTGTAGTGTTAGTATATTGTATTTCGCTAAGCTTATCAAAAATAGTATCGAGTTTAATTGTATACTGAAATTCTTTACTAGTTTCCTTACAAACGGCATTAACCTTTAAGTCCGGATTAATGCTTACTGCCCGGGCATTTACTAATAATATAAGCTTATCAATAATATTAAGTCCTTCCTGAAGTATCCCAGGTACTATTTGTTCAACTACGTAGTTTGAATGTTGTATAAAAGAAGAACTGTCATTGTTATAAAGGGATTTAATTAAATCTTTATAGTCTTTTGAGTTTATTTCTTTTGCCCAGACTAATTTATTAAATCCAGGTAATTTAACACTATAAGTAAATCCCATTTAATTTATTTATTACCAAATAAAAAAACCTCTACTATCCGATAGACTGTCTTATATTAAAGCGACTTAATTGTATAGTAATTATACGCCCATTCAGTAGCTACGGTTTTAGTATCAGCCCGTCCCCATGTAAGGGTTTCTGCGTCAAAAGAAGTAGGGGCGCAATCAAAAAAAGTATATACTTTACGCAAAATTTCTCTTTTGTTAGCGCGACTGTTATACATCGCAACAGTTATATTAGTTTTAATATTATAATTTGAATTTTGATTACGGGCAAATAACCCATAATGGGAAACAGCAACAACCCATGGTCTTAAAACTGTATCAATAAAAGAGTCAGTTGTTTCTAAAAAAGTTACACGAAGCGGTCCTTTACTCGCACGAGCTGTACTTACTACCCCAGACATTATACCGCCTGCTAGGTCTCCAAACTCTTCCGCAAGCCCCACTCTTTTAGAGCCAAGAGATTCATTAGGTAAAGTAATTCCATTAGCAAAAAAACATTTCTTATTGTAGGTTTGTCCTTCTAATTGCCCTGTTAGTTTTGCACCTGTGTTAGTTATTGTCCATTTATTAGGCTCAAATTGAGAAATTTGTTCATCGGTAAATGCCTTTAAACCGTTAGGAAATGAATCAATTGAGATTATAAAATTTGAATTTACCGGTATGCTAGTACTTGGATCAGACAAAAATTGCTGAAATAGGGACAAATCAGACTCAGGAGAATCTGGATTGGCTTTAGGTCCGAGTATTTGCATATATTTGTATTAATCTTTTTAAAACTAGTTTTTAAAGCCCGCGGCCACGTAAATTTGCTAATTCGTTTAACGATTCGCTAAGTTGCTCTACAGCATTTAAAATTGGCTGAGTTCTAGCTATTTCTCGCTCTATACGTTGTCTAGCTCTACCCTGCAAATCATCTAGTACTTTATCTCCTGTACTCTCCTCAGGAAGCCCTTCTACCCCTTGGGTTAATTCTCGAGTGCTTGTTAGTCCACGTGCTACGCCTACACCATTACCTACTTTTTCTGAAACCCAATATTGATAAGCTATATTGGCTGTTACGTCTTGTACTGCCCCGGATCCTGTCATATTAAAGTTTATAGGTCCGACGTTTGTCACGAAACAACCTAATAAATTATAAGTCATTATTGGGTTTAATTTGTCGTCGAGTAAAGCTAGAGTAATTTTATATTTTTGTAAATCTCGAGGCCTTAAAAACCCTGCAGATGTTTCTTGATCGAAAGTGTCCTCCATGGACTTTTCAAAAAGTTTTCTAAGATTATAATCTTGCGAACAATAAAAAGTCGCGGTCCAATTACTAGAACTATCGAACATTACGTCCCCGGGTATATTAAAATTTAACCCCATAAAAGCAGCATTTTGCACGGCAATACTCTTACCAGGTAACGTTGCAGTTTTGAGAAATACTAAATCCTTTTCTTCAATTTGATCTATACCGTTTACAATAAAACTTATTATTCTTAATTGATAATCTCTTGCAAAATTACGGGTACTGGCTTGCTGGTAAAAGTCTTGTATTGTCTGATTAATTGCCATGTTCTGTAATACTTATTAACGATTATATTGTATTGTCTGAAATAACGTATTGAAAGGCTAGATTGACAGAGCAGGTTGCTAATTCGCCCCCGTTTCCGACTGAAAAACCCATAGAGCCAATTCCAACAGGGTAACATCCAACTAATTTGTAATTTCTTATTTCTTTTAAATAACTATCAAGCAATACAAATTCTATATCTGATAGAGAAGTAGTATTAATATGTTTATGCTCGTCAAATGTTTGACGACTCCAAGATTCTAATATATCTCTTAAAACAAATTGAGAATCACAATAAAACGTTACTGACCAGCTAGTACTCTCAGGGTAACTAGAAGTCATAGGTACGTTAAAATCAAATGCCTTAAAACTTACTGAAGAGTAAGAAATATTACGGGAAGGTATAGTACCGCCTTGAGCGTATATTAATAAGTCACTATTATTTTCATTAAATACCCCGGTAATGTTTTTTATACGAAAAGTATTAGTACGAGCAAAACTACGTGTTACTGCCGTCTGGTAAAAATCTTTTATTCCGTATCCTTGGGGTGGGGCCATTTAATATACTTAATACTTGAACAATAAAAAAGCCTCACTTTCATGAGGCTTTTGTTGCAAACTATAATTTAAAGCACTACAGACTATTAAAGCTGTATTTGTACTCCAATCTGAAGAGACGACTGTGTTACGAAGTTAACGTGTCTCCAGTAATGGTAAGCTAACGTTGCAGAGAAGGTAGTAGGAGCCCCTGCACCGGTGGCGTCATAACCTTCAATAGCACCTAAGCCTACAATATAAACACCAAATAGTCTATAAACGTTGACTACATTTTGTTTATCATCAAGCTGCTCTAGTTGAATAACTTTATCAGTACCACGTGTGTAAAGATCGCCTGTACTGGTTGCGTCATCAAACACTCCGTTAATTTGCCAATTTTCTAATTTACTGCGAATAATGCCTCTTAAGTCATTACGGAACGTGACGCTCCAACCTTCAGACCCCGGGTACGTAACAGTACCAGGGGTGTTGAAGTTTAGACCCATATAAGGCACGGCTTGATTGGTGATCTGACGGTTCGGAAGCTGTTTTGTAGTTATATATACAAAATCATTTTCGTTGAACGTGTCTTCTCCTATAGAGGTAACACGCATCATAAAGTCACGTGAAAAACCTCTGGTCTGTGCTACTCTGTAGAAATCTTGAATTGTTTGTGACATATTGTTTAAATACTTAGGTTATTAAGCTTGTAAAAGCTCGTTAAAGTCTTGAGAAGTTTTGGTTGCATAGAAATTTACTAAGATAAACTCAGCAGTACGTACTGGTTTAATATAAATGTCGACCACCATTGTGTTATCGTCAATTACATTAGCAGTATTGTTTGTTTCATTGCATACAATGAGATAATCGTAAAGACCTTGTGTGTTTTTAGCTGTTTCAAAGAGAGGGGACAGAGTATTTACTGTACGACTACGTGTGAATGTAGTGTTAGGTTCAAATACAAAGTATCTCATTGTGCGTAGGGTGGCCTTTTCCAGATAAAGGAATAGACGGCGTACGTTAATGCGATCAAATGCACTCGGAGCTTTTAGTAAGGTCTTTTGACCGAATACTGTGTAGCCTTCGTTAGGGAAGAACACTACAGGGTTTAGAGAGATCTTATAAAGCAAGTCGCGCTGTTTTTGCTGCGGGTTAACACCTAGATCAGTTAAGCCGTTAATAATACCGCGTGTTAGACCAGCTGGTGCAACCCATGGGTATGATAGAGCATCACTAGCTGTCATCATTGCTGCAGCATAACCAGAGAACGGTACCCATACATTCTTTGAAGTAAAGATATCATTGATCTTAGCCCAGTTTGCATAAGCTGTAGCATAGCTTGTATTGTATGCTGTATAGCTATTGCGTAATGGCCAATATATGTTTTGGGAGAAGTTCTTTGACTTATCGTCAAGGGTCTTATAATTTTCCCCGGTAACGAAAATCTGACGTAGTGGGTCAGAAATGAATAAGCAATCCTTACGACGGTTTCTTGTAAAGCTTTCAAACTGAGCGGTAATAGTATTCCAGTTATCAAGTAATACACTTGTTGTTACTGGGTTACCGTTCGAAGCTGTAAGAGCGTTAACGTAACTTTGTAGGGTAGCACTTACAACTGTATCGTCGAAGTCTGCTGTGCCCGCTGCAACTGTTGTTGCAGCAATTGTTGAAAGACCGCCGTCGACTACTAGATCAATGTCAACTACATCAGTATTTTCAGCTAGATTAAGAACGTAATCAAGCTTTGTGCTTACAGTACCAATAACTTTATTTTGATTGGTTGGTAGAGTTTCTGCATAGGTACCAACTGCATATAGGTTATTAGCTGGTTTAAAGGAGCCTACGGTGAGATAAGCAGAAGCTTGAGTATAGAATGTGTAGTCCGGATCTGCGCTAGTAGAATTAGTAATAGTAGAGATTGTTGTATCCTTAAAGACTCTTACTCTCTTTGTTGAATTACCATTTGCATCCAGCCATACAGTCTTATCAGAAATGTTTGGATTTACTAATACTTGCAGATTGTTTGAATTGTCATTTGTAGCGGTCTGCAAGAAGAATGAAATTGGCTGGCCACCTTGTTGATCCTGTACAGTGCGTTGACTATAAAGAGATCCGGTATAACCTTCCTGTAGAACATACTGTAAAGTAGTAGTAGTTGGTGAGAAAGGAGAAGGACGTACACGGAAAAGTGATAAGATTAATGTATCACTATAACCTGATGCTGCGATATTGAATGTAGGAAGATCTTCAACGTCTTTGGATAAGCTGTTAATATTTGAAGTATATGTAGCGCTTAACGAGAAACCAATACGGTTATCAGGTATAAAGGTATAATTTTGATTAGAAGCTAAAGCATTGTCTGAGAAGTAGTTTGAGCCTACTGACCAAATATGGCCTGCATCATCATAGTCGGTAGCAGGGTTATTACTGTAACTATCTCCAATATTGAGGTAGTAACCTTCAAACTTTTCGTTAATAGTGGTCTTGGCTTTGTTAAGTACGATTAAACCTGCAGCACTTAAGGAGTTTAACGCTCCGTTACCGGAAACAATAAAACTACTTAAACCAACGTTACCGGTAGTTGCCTTCCAGGTAAAATTACCCTGAGCAATACTTTGATATTGAGTTTCGGTAAGCTTTACCAGGGCAGGCTCTCCGAAATAGTAACCTTGAGCAGAGCTTAATGGAACAGTACCCGCTACTGCACCGGAAGCAGGGTAGGTCGAAATTTCACTAGCAGCAGGAACTGCAACTACTGGATAAGCAAGAGCGCTGTATTCGCTAGCTGTACCTTCGCCACCTGCGGCGCCGTAAGGCAAGCGGGCGACTTTTACAGTAGGATTGCCACCGTTAGTAAGAAG